AGTCAAAAATATCGTCCATACGGATCTCCTATGCTGCCAGTGACTTATATCTATCAGCTGCAGCTGTTGCAGCAAATGCCAACGGCTTTACCTTTGGTTCTACCATGCAAACACCCTTGATATAACCAACTGCTTGCTGTACAACCAAAGATGAGTTGTGTTCTTTATTTGGATTAATGTCCAAATGTATTTCTATTTCTGTATAAACTAATTCATACAGCTTTAAATAAAGTTCTGATACTTTATAGACTTCATTCATTAACCTTAACGAAGGTCTAGAAATTTTAGTATCAAAATCACGTTCACGTATAGTATCACCAAACACTTTACAACCTTTGCGTCCAGCATGATGTATTACCACCACAGTTGTATAATCAGCATATCGAATATTATCTTTTATAACCCTTTCAGAGTCGCAACCAATATAAACTTTTGATTCTTCTGGTTGGTTGTTTATAAACCGGGCGACATCTTCAAGGTTCATTTCTATACCTCTATTTTATTCTATTTATAATATTAGACGCCTACAATATATTCATAGATTTCTTTCCAATTCAATACTCGATGAGCTGGACCAACATAATCAGCATTAAATGGATGGCGCACTAGGATAGAATCAAGGCCTAGCTTATCACCAAGATTAGCATTTTCAGGCTTATCTTCAATCCAATAACAGCCTGAATCTCGATAAGGTTCTAGTGCTTCATCTTTATCTGCACCAGTATCTAAATAGACATATGATTCAAAGACAGTAGGACCAAATAGCTCAATCAAGTTTTTAGTCCGTAAATGACCAGCATAGGTATCTTCACTGAGTGAACTAATTACTCGAAAAACATACCCATGATCTTCATGAAGCTTTTTGATATATTTCACAGCATCACGAAGTGGCGGAATCTTTCGAATAGTAGCCGATTCGTTAAACATTCGACAAAGTCGAGTTCCTTCTTCTCGACTTAATCCATAACATTTATCCATCTGATAACTATCAGGTTCTACCATTGTATATCCGTGGCGGTCCATCCAACCACGGAAAGCGTAAACCCAGTCAAGCATGACTCCGTCAGCATCGACTAAGATTGTTTTATTATTGTCTACATACATTATATAATTCTCCTCATTTCAATTTGTATTTAGTACGAACATGAAGGCATTGGATATTATAACCACCGGCATAGAAAGTATCAAAAGAAAATATTTTCTGGCCGTTTAGTTTCCAAGCTCCTTCGAAGTATCCATCTTTACCTTCGGTGAAGTATAGCTTTTCAGCAGTGTCAACATCGAAGTTGATTTTTTTCTTTACTGCTACGTCAATCTTTTTAAGCTTAGCTGCAGCTTCTTTAACCATTTTTTCTTGGATTTCTTTCTCGCTGTAGTAGCAAGCAAGTTGATAATCACCTTTACCAAAACCCATATTAGCAAACCAATAAAACTTAAAAGAACTAAGAGATAACCAACGATCACGTTCTTTTGCCGCGGCATAGGCAGCTTTGTATTCTTCATTTTCGTTAATGGCACGTGCACGGGATTTCAAATCCATAATCATAGCAACACGATCTTCTACCCAACGTTCCATCAAAGGAGAAACAGTCTCTTTGATCTCGTTAATAATGGTATTTACATTAGTCATAATCGTTTCTCCTCATTGATTATGGTATTATTATAACCTATGCTGGAGAGAATGTACACAAAAAAATGCACGGAAATGCATTTTTTTTATAAATATATGTATGAGAATAGTAGAACTAAAGTCACTTAAATGGGCTGTTTATGACAGCAACGGTAAGGTAGTTATAATTACTTCTAATAAATCCGTTGCTGTCATTGAGCTTAAGAAGCTTTCTTCCGTCGACGTGGAGCAGGCTTAGGCTTTTCTTTGTCTTCGTTGACTTTTTCTTTCATAGATTCTAGGCGCTTGATAACTTCATCGCCATCCATCCAAATATCTTTATTGTTTAATACTGAAACGATTTCATCTTCAGTCAAAAAGTTATTATAGATTTCACGAAGTAGCTTTTCAGACCATTTACGTTCGTGTACAATGTTATCATACATTTCACCACCTTTACCAATGGTTCCACCTGAATAGTTATGAAACATAAACATTGAGTGCCCTGATACTTCAAAACCATCAGCACATAAGAATACCATTGTTGCTGCAGACATACAAGCACCTTCAACAGAACAAACTACAGTTCCTTCACACTCGCCGAGAACTCGTATCATTTGAATGGCAGTGAATAAGTCACCACCATATGAGTTAATATGAATATTAACTACATCATTCTTTCCTGCATTGCGGATGATGTCAAACCAATCAATATATTCATCAGCGCGTTTAATCTCGCCAACTAAATAAAATTCATGGATATTTGCTACTGGGCGATGGTGAAAATAATTTCGTTTCTTTTCGCCGCCAGTAAGTAGTTCCATAAGATCTTCACTCATTTATAATCCTCGAGTTGATTGATTTTTTCTTGCAGTTCTTTAACTAGATCTTCTAACTCTAGTATATATTGCTGAACAACTTCTTTCTCACATAATGTTTCACAACATATGTCGATTTGTTGATGGGCTCTAATGGCCAAACATTTTTCTCTTCGCATATTCGTCAATAGTCTCCAATAGTTTAGGTGCCCAATTGTCACGATGTTCTTTGAATACTTGAGCTTCTGCGCCATCAACGCTAATAATGGTTACCAAATTGGTAATTGGCATACCAGTTCTTTCCTCCCACATAACAGCATATGCAGATTCTTGTATAAAGTAACCTTCAATCCATTCTTTTTTCTTTAACTTCCGAGAAGTCTTGAAATCGACGATAGATAACACACCATCAAACTCAGCCACACAGTCGACGCGACCAGCCAATCCAAGGTGATCTGAATACAAGGGGACTTCTTGCGCGTAAACTTTACCAATCCTTTCATCTAAAATACCTTTAATGTCATTAAAATTTTCTACAACATTTGGCATATAGCCTTCAGTGTAGTTTGGTTTATTATTGATATAATCTTCAACAATAGCATGAACTGCTGTACCACGAGTAGCAGCTCTATGAGAAATCTTATTTGCTTCTACTTCACCTACGCGTTTGCGCCAAGCCCTAATACCATCTTCACTTAATATAGAAAGTACTGTAGTAACACTAGGATAAGAAACCCCGTTAGGACACTTATATTTTCGTCCTGAAGAAGTGGTCTCAGCCTCGATGTCATTATAACCCAAGTCAATTCCAACATGTTCAAATATCCTCGGTTCTGTCAATATAGTCATAATCATTTACCATAAGTTTATCAAAGTTAACTTTAACTTTTCTTTTTGTTTCAGTACTTTTAATTCTTGGACCTTCAGGATCTTTTGAATTAAATTTGTGTTTATGCTTTTTCTTATTCTTAGGATCAAAACGCGTAAACTTAGCCATCTTTCTTTTCCATTGTCATTTAATACCCATGTGTTCCTTAGTCATAATGTAATCTCTAACAAGACCGGAACGCACAATGTCTTGCCAAGAGAATTCGATTGTTTCAAAATACTTGAGTTTATCAATGATTTCTAAAAACTGTAGAATACCATTCTTATCTCGTTCTTTATCAAAATCTGTTTGGTAATAATCACCCGACATAATGAATCGGCAATTTTCACCAACTCGAGTAATTACTGAATCTAATTCGTGGAATGTAAGGTTTTGCATCTCATCAACTAAGATGATAGCATTTGAAATAGTTGTACCTCGAATAAATGAAGTAGTAAGAAATTCAACAGCCCCTTGATGTTGCAACTTATTCCAAGCTTCTGGATCTGCAACTAGTTCAGAGACGATTCCTCGATACGGGGCAGTATAGGCATCTTTCTTCTCCTCTTCAGTTCCTGGTAGAAATCCAATATCTCTTGTAGGAACGATAGAACGAATAATAACCAATTTATCATAAGGTGTTTCCTTATCTAAGACTTCTTCAAGTCCTAAGTACATTGATAGAAAAGTTTTACCAGTACCAGCAGAACCAGCTAGACAAAGATTAGAACCTTCTTTGAAAGCTTCAAAAACCCTTTTCTGATTTTCGGTAATTGGCGATAATGTTTTAAGCCCTTCAAGGCGAATTTTCAAAGATCTATTCATTTTGTTTTAATTGTATTCCTCATGCCAGATCCTTTTTTGATCTGTTTGACTACATCATTAAACCCATCAGGGACCCGTGAGTACATATCTTTTACCATGCCAACATTTGCTGGCGCTCTAGATATAAACTGTTGCAATTGAGGATTATCCTCTTTATATTGATCTAGTTCAGCAATACGAAGAAGCACTTCAGTTTCTTCACCAGTTTCTTTATTTCGAAAGCTATAAATCGGCATCTTTTTCCTCAGTTTCACGATACATACGTTTTATATATTCATCATATCGTTCTTGTTTTTCGACTATTTCAATTGGGTCTGGTTCTTTTTTCATGAATTCAAACTCAAGTTGTTGTTCTGTTGAAACCATTGTGGTACTTCCCTTCCCGTCCAAGCCATTTTGAAACGACTTTGTTTTGTTTGATAAAATGCACGATAAGATTTTACAACGTCTTCAAACATACACTCTGGGTTTGATTTCATTGCTAACGGTTGCTGCGTAAGGTAACCAACCGGAATATTTTTAGGTAGTTTGGCTAAAGCATCTCTAAGTAGAGTATCAGTAGCATGTGTTTTACCATAACGATATTTATACTCATCGCATAAAGCAATGAAGTGAATATAATGCCAATTGTAATTATTGTTTGATTGCATAGTCCACACTGTACATGGGTGGTACATATGAACTGCTTTGTAAAGAATGGATTCCATCTTTTCATTGGGATATACCCAATATTTTCCATTTGTTTTACCAGACTTAGATGGACGTCTGGTTTCATCGCCATCCAACATACGATGAGCTGTTGATAGCATTTGGCCTGATTCAACAATCATTTTAACTACGTGCTTATCGCACTGCAGCTGAGCCGCTTTGACTGGATCTTTATCAAGTATGAACAAATTCATGGATACATCCTCACTTTCATATACTATTATTATAACATAGTCCAGTGAGGATGTACACAACTTTATGCTGCTAAAATTTCTTCTAGTTCCTCTATTCTGGATTTCATATAATCGTGCTTCTTTTGAAGCGTGTAAGCCTTATTACTATTTCCCCGTTTTTCTTGTCTTTTTATAAAAAAGTCCATCTCCCTACAGTCTCGCTTTAATCTATCAATCTGTGAGTTATTCATTGTACATTCCTCTGTATAATTAGTTCTTTTGGAATTTTTTTGGGTACGAATAGTTAAGCCTCCTATATAAGTAAACAATAAAAAAGGGACCTGCCACGAAGTGTAGCATGATCCCTTGATCGATTATGAGTGAAACGTTAATAATATACTCATATAGTTATTTATATTTTTTTTATTCTCGAACTAACCCTGGAAATGCTTCTTGTACTAATTTTTTTGTAATTCCTGAATAATGTGCTGAATTATTTGATTTAATTAAGCGTTTATCTTTCATTAGAACCAGCAGTTCGCCTTCTTTAGGATGAATAGTTTCTAATATACCAATAAACATTTTCTCCCGTTTGGCGGGGTGCATGTTTTCGCCTGGTCCACCTTTTACAAAATACTTGAATCGCTTTGTTTGATTATAAAGCGAATTACGAGAAAATCCTACGCGATTCGGATCGTCATGTGGTGGTTTACCTTCTGGAAGATTGAATGTAATAGTATCATCCATTCCACCACGAAGAATATCACGCAATGCTAAGTGATTATTCTCTTGAAGGATTTTAATTTTGTCTTCTTTTGAACTTGCTTCTGCAGCTTTTTCAAGAACTTCATGAATCATCAATTTCATTAAGTAAATTCCTCTACACTCTCAATTAATAGTTTACAACGTTTCTTAATAAGGTAATTAAGCACTTTAGATTTATGTGTTACCTTTTGGTTATCGTATCTATTTATAATAGCGTCTTTTAGTTCTTGTGGAGTTTCAGATAGATCAATCATTTTCTTGTTTCGGCAATAGTTCCGATAATGCTCAGTCTCCATTACACCTTGAAGATTTTCAGCATTTTCAAAGTACATATCCATCTTTTTCTTTGTCATTGGAGATTGTCGTATTCCATCAACAAAAGTATTATCAGGGCTGAATATATTAGGAACACCATCACTGGAATCACCTTTAAGAATCTGATCAAACAGATATCTGCGTGGATTAGGATCTTGAATAAACTTTTTAGTCATTGGTGAAAACTGGCGAACGTTATTATATTTCTGCAATTGGATAAAGTCTTTATCAGCAGAAACAATCATAACTTCGTCATGTTGGCCAAACTCTTGAGTGTTTTCTACAAGAGTGCCAATAATATCATCAGCTTCACAGCCATCAATTTTAAGAGTTTTATATGGTAGATTATCACCAATCTCTTCAAATACTAAATTAATAATACGAAAGATTTCAGACCAATCTAAAGTTGATTCTTCACGACCATCACGACGCTTAAATTTATACTGTGGAAATGCATCACGGCGCCAGTTTGAAGAGTCAGTGGCAATAACCATTTGGCCGTATTCTTTACGGAACTTTTTGTTGTACATACGAATAGAATTCAGAATCATATGGCGAATCATATCTTCTTGAATATCTAGCTTTTGTGTAATAATGTTGGCAATTGCGATTGCATTGTAGTCAATAATAATCATGTCACTTCCTCATTTATTTAGTATATTATATCACACTAATCGTCGTCTGTAAACAGCTCATTCATCTTTTTATCATTTAATTCTTTTACATATTTCAGAACGTCATGAATTTCCTCCATTGGTTCTTGTAAGAAGTGAACTTCTCCATCGACACGATACATCATTGCAACAAGCATGTTCATAATAACACCCATGTCACGAATCATATCTTTTTCTTTAAGTGGATGGTAACCATTTGTTGCTAAAACTTGTGCAATTGCATCCATAGCTTCAGAAGCTAGTGATTCATAATGAACTCTAGATAATTGCATTGCTTCCAATTTCTTACGAGTAGTATTACTTGCTGCTCGTGTTTTTGGAAACTGGATTACATTGTCAGGCATGTGGTAATCCTTACTTTACATGTTTTGAGTGAATTTTACAGCCTATAAACTCATTGTAATATTCGTCGCTAAAAAGAACTTCTCTATCAAATTGTTCTTTAGCTTCATAGTAACTCATCGCGCCCTTTGAATTACAAAGGCGAATTATTTCTCGCTTAAACCTTTCTTGACCAGACTCTTCAAGTAATAGTTTTACATATTCGCTTGAACCAAAATATTCTTTCCAGTCAGATTCTTTTTTGACTGTACGACGTCTAGTTTTTCCCTTTAATGGTGGTAGACGTCGTACAGACCAAAAGTTCTTTTTGCCAATGTATTTCTTATCATTAGTAAGATCAGTAATCAAATATACGAATCCAACATAATCTTCTATTTGATCAGAATCAAAAGGCTTTCCTTCATAAGTCCACTGTATCATAAATTAACCATATTGCTATTATATGGTATATTTATTAGTCAGAAAACATCGACTAATCGTCCCAGTCGTCCTCGTCCCAATCATCTTCTGTCTTAGCATTAGTATAATCAGGATCGTCAAAGTCTAATTCATCTGTGGTTTCAAATCCACAAAAGGGGCAAAATGCAGCAATAATACCTTCTTCATCGGCTTCTTTAGATTTTACTGCGTACTCGATATCGCAATCTTGACAAACTACGTTGCTCATAAAGCTTTCCTCATATTAGATTATAGTTGTTGTTATCTATACAAATTAAAGACTCAAGCCTTTAAATGTATTTTCATCTACATCTTGTTTTACGCCACCAATAACGTAAGAGGAAATTTCTGTTTCCTGTGGAGCAACTTGTACGTTGCCTCCGCCAATCCATTTTTCAGTCCAAGGGAGTGGGTTTGCTTGTGGAACAGAATAAGGAGATGGAACACCAATGGCTTTCATGCGCTTATTTGCAATCCATTCAATATAATCATACAATAGTTTAGCATTCAAACCAATCATAGAACCATCTTTAAATAGATAATCTGCCCAAAGCTTTTCTTGATTCACAGCATCAACAAACATTTTTACGACTTCATCTTCGCACTCTTCTTTGATTTTTGCAAAGTCAGGATCGTCTTTTGGAAGTACTTTAATCATAAACGAAGAAGCAGCTAAGTGTGTATTCTCATCACGTGCAATAAACTTAATGATTTTAGCATTACCTTCCATCTTTTTAAGTTCTGCAAATGCCCAAGAACATGCAAACGATACGTAGAACCTTACACCTTCGAGAATATTAATTGAATTAAGAGCCAACCAAAGTTTCTTTTTTACATTATAAAGATCTACATCAACTTCTTTGCCATTGACTGTGTGAACACCTTCACCCAATAGATTATACCATGAATTTGCTTCAATGCACTCATCATAATAACGAGAAATATCTGTAGCACAATCTGCAATCTCTTGAATATCGAGCATTTCATCAAATACTTTTGATGGATTAGCATACACATTACGAATAATATGAGTATAAGAACGTGAATGGATTGTTTCCATAAATGTCCAAGCCATAACCAATGGTTCAAGCTCAGGCAAAGATGCTACAGGTAATAGTGTTTCAACTGGACCACGACCTTGAACAGAATCAAGTAGAATTTGTCGCTTCAAGTTGGATGTAAAGATATGTTGCTCATGTTTCGTGAGTGCACGAAAATCAGCTTTATCTTTTA